CGAAGCCGCTAACTATTAATCTATTGGTATGCAATCTTTAAAACAAATTGGTAAAAAGAGTAACCCTCTTAAGAACGCATTTGTTTAAAGTGTATTGAAACCTTTTCAAACACAACCAATTAAGCCTCCTTATGATTACCCCCTAAATTCTTCTATCTTAGAATAAATCATAGAATTTGATCTACCAGCTAGAGTTGGAGATTCAACAGGTAAATTTCTAGATAAAAATGGAGCCGCATTTACCATATTTCCTCACGCTTTCCAAGATTTATCAATCTTCACAGGAACTGGTGTCGAATTGTAATGCTCGGCAGGAGGTTTCGCCGGTAATACCAGATTTATTACCGTGTGGAAATAAGCTATCGGGACATGCACAGATGTGTAGTCCAATATTGTCTCTCCTCTTCATAACTTATAAGGAATGTCAAATGGAGCTAACTTTAAATATACAGCTGGTGCGGTTGAATATACTGCCAGATGGATATCTAGCAGAGTTATTCGGTTAGCACTTAAAGTTATTCCAACTTCCTCTTAGGTTACAAGAGCCGGGTACATAAACATAGTACAAATTCCTGGAAAGGATTTTGCGGCCACTGTTATGTACGGCAATACTCTTGCAAATAATTAGGTTGGGCCAATACCCATACCTGATTAGAGTTAACACCGTAATTATGTTACTTCTTACGAAGCTACTAACGCTTCCAATGCCCTCGAACATAATTATGTATGGGTTCCCACAGACCCTTTGGATTCTGTATTCATGACGGATGCATTAAGAATGGGAAATATGCCAGGTTCAACTGGTAGTATTTTGACTGGTGATATGGAGACATTTACCAACCATTTTAGAAATCCTATCCATTTCTTAGCAACCGGTCTGGCACTAACCGATTCCTTCCGTGTTGAAGTTAAAGTGACCTACGAATACATACCTACAACTATCTTCAGAATGTGGGCTCCAGTAACAACTGAAAGAGCTCATAATGACGACGCATCATAATTAAGAGATGTTGTAAATACTGTGCCGCTCATCTAAGCGGATTAAGACCAGGACTCCATTTTTACCAAAGTTGGTAATATAGGTATGAAGATGCTGTAAGGCTATTCACGTAATGGACTATTATAAGAAGCTGCCATAGAAGGTTTAAGAGCCGCCTATTCCACAAAGTTTTGAGCCAATCATTGTACTCTTACTTTATCTTATATATAGCAATGGCAAGCTTGATGCACTTTGACGCATCCCATGACTTACCGTATCATGGGTTCCCATAGGTCGCCGTAAATGCGTGAAATTTTACCATATGAGCATTAATACAATGTTAGCTCAGTGAACTTAGATTAAATATATCAAACATGTTGACCGTATCGAATAGAGAACTGAAG